TGGCAGCTTCCTCCTCAACAACTTTGACATCCCAAGGGGGCAACGCCTGGTCGGCATCGGCAAGGCTGAATTTGGAGATGATCCAGTCGCGCAGGGAGCGGAAAAGACCGGACTCGACACGATCAGCCCAATCGCCGAATTCGACGACGCCCACTTCCGCTTCGGAAAACGATGCGCTTTTGAGGCCCTTGACGGCCGGAGCCTGGGCGCCCAGGAAGCCGACATGGCGGAGATAGTAAACACCTGGTACGGGGTTGTTGGGTGCATCGGGCAGGTAGAATGATGCGGAGATCTTCTTGAATGCGCCCCGGTTGACCAGCTCGGCAAAAGCGGCGTCAACCTGGTCAGGCTCAACCTGGGCGACACCATCGGCGAAGCACATGGATTTCGCCCAGCCATAGGCGGGGGCATCGGCTACAGGATGGCCGACAACAAAGGGGGCTTCATGCTTGGCCGGGTCATAGGCATTGGCCGAGGCAATCAGATCTGCTTCAGTGAACGAGATTGACGTGCCGCTCATGGCGACGTGGGTACCGGGCTTAAAGATTTCGAGTTTCTTGGACATGGGAGCCTCCTGAATTTCAGTACGGAGGCATCCTACGGGGAAAGGCGGGTGGTATCTATTTGAAGGGCTTCAAATAAAAAGCCCCGCTCCAGGTGATTGGAGAGGGGCGCGATATCTGTTTTTTGCCTTATGACATGGACCGGATTGTATGTCAAGCGATGAGATTTTAGAGGAGCAATTCAGAATTATGGAAATATGGCTGGCAACCGCGTTTCTAAACCATGTTTAAACTTCCGCGTATCGCGTTCAAAAAAATTACAGGCATCCATGTGACCATCGAGACGCTAAATACACTTACAGAGCAAATTTAAGCGCCAAGACATCAAATCTCACCGGACAAGTGCCGCTCGATAACTTCCAGGACCATGCTTTTATCCTTCGGTGCAAGCTCCAGGGTAGTGCCTTTATTGAGCGCCAGCCAAGGGCGGGCGGGTATTTTAATCTTCCGACCACGTCCAGCCAGTCCGCCAAATTGGTGGATGGCTGCATATCTGATCGACCCGGAAGAACCGATAGTCATACTGTCATTGGTAGCCTGGTAGTGAACGGATCCTCGCAGGTGACCACCAAGTACCAGAATCTTTTTGCCAGCCAGGAAGCGGGCAAAACCGGCACGGATTCCGCCGCCCTTGGTGTATGCCTCTTTGCGCTTCTGGCCTTTGCCGGTCCCGGTGTAAGCCAGGTAATTAGACAGGACCTTATTTGGCAACCAGGGCGTGCCGTCCGGGCTCTTCTGTCCTGACCAGTTCTCCAGGACACTGCGTTCATAGCGCTGGCCGATCTCATCCATGGCCGACTTGAGGTTGCCCACTTTCTGCTGCAGTCGGCTGAGAGCTGCCTGGACGTCCTGGTCCTGAAGGATGATGCTAATTTGCATTTGATTTTCTCCTGAGGGGATGTATAGTGGTGAAACAAAGCACTATTCACGGGTGATAATTCTTTAGGTCGATGCGGCAGCAGTGGCATGCAACCGGGAGTTTAAAGGCCCCGGCCGTGAATGGTGTTTTTATGTTTCCAGCAGAATTTCCCCTCGTTTCTTCAAGCTCAACATATTCTTTTCGCTACTCCTCCGGAATGATTTCAGAAAGACCTCTTTACCAGCTGCAGCCGTTTTCAGTACTGCCGCATACCAGCCGATACTATCACTGACAAAGATTGTCACTGTCCCGGAATCCCTGACAATCAGGCGGGCCTCTTCAATCACGACCTGTGCTTTGAGATAGTCAAGCGCCTCGAAGTTCTGGCCCTGGCGGCTGACCATCTGCTTGACCAGATCGTCAAGCGACAGGTAAACGCCCTGGGTATTTGCCCCGATCATAGTCATGACGTTTTCCGGCAGGACAGCGATTGGGAATCTTTCATCCGATGACAGCCGGTTGCGCAGCTCCTTGATAGTCCCTTCCTTGGTAAGCCCCTTGAAGTCAGGTTTTACCAGTTCAGCGGCCACACGCTGGGCAGTGTAATCATGCCAGGTCTGGAAAACGTCACTGTTGGCCAGTTCATTGACCATGTCCCTGGCGATGGGAAATTGGTGCGTGTCAAGATCCGGCTGCCACTTGAACATGGCCTGCCCGACGTTATAATCCCATCCCGCGTCAATGCCCTTCATTGCCCCGGTGTTTGGGTCAAGCTGGTCCCAGTCCTTTGGTGGCGGAGTCATCTCATGCGCATCTGCAATAACAGCGCGGCAATGGCAACGCCAGCCATTGGGCGGGTAATGGGTTTTCCAGAAATCATGATCAATGGGCAGGGTTGTGCCATTCCAGGCGACATGCAGAGGTCGGGGATAGCGCACGCCATCGGCGTGGACATAGCGCAGGTACTTGGTGCCGCTTTCCACGAATTGCTTCCAGCGGCCGGCCTGATAGGCTGTTGTGACGTTGGTATCGTAGATCAGGTTGGAGCGCCAGCGACGACCGCCTTTATAGCTCCAGCCGTGTTTTGCTACGATTTCGTCAAACTTGCCGAGGAATTCATTCCTGGTCAGTCCACCGGCGATCGCCTTGCTGATCTCACCATGGAGATCCGACAGCAAACCGGCCTTGGTGGCTCCGGCGCTCATGAAGCCTTTGGCGTGTTCACCCTTCCATAGGTCAGTCCAGGTTGCCGTAGGGATATTCAGCTTTTGTTGAAAGAAGCTTGAAGCCTCGGCAAAGGGGAGGTTAAAGACTGCTTTAAACTCATCGGAAGTCATAACCCGGCTTTCGCTTCAATCCGTCCGGCCATCTGGGAACGGATAGCCTCTTCAGCCAGAATTCTGGCCATCTCTTCGACCGGTAAACCGGGGAAGGCTGTAAGGATGGAATCACGCATCTCCACCAGGTCTGCAGATGATTCCAGTATGCCACGCAGCTGCTCGACCCACTTTGTCATGACGGGATCGGCCGCATCACTCTGACGATTAAATAACGCTCCCAGGGTTGATACCTCAGCCGGATCGGCGAAGCTGACCCCCGCCGGAACGGTCTTGTCTGCGGCGGGAGGGACGTCTGGAGCGGCAGTACCTACGCTTTCGATATCCCCCTCTTCAAAGCCGTATTCGCGGTTAAAATACCCCACAGAAAACTTGACCCCGGATTTCTGGGAAAGATTCCCATCACGTTCGGATTTAGTCTTCAGATCCTCCGGCTCGCTGCAGTCGCGCCATACCTTGGGAGGGGTGGCATTGGGCATATTGAGCATGCTGATCCACTTGACCAGGGTACTGTTGATTGTGGCGCATAGAAGGTCTGAATCTGCCTTGACCAGCTCCAGGCGCACCTCGTTGCCGACCTGATCACGGGCTCGGCTGCCGCCTCCATTTGATTGGTTGGTGCTGCCGGTTTCACCCAGAACACATTCCGAAACCTGTTCGTCCATGTAGCGGGCCAGACGCTCATAACAGTCGATAGAACCACTACGAGCCGCCTCGATCAGATCAATGGTCATGCCGTCGGGCACTATAATACCGGAGTCCTGAGATATTGCCTGAAGGGCGGCCAGCAATCGGGATTTATCTTCAGGGCTGGCTCCGGACGGGTAGGTACCTTTGGCCGTTGGGGCCGCGAATTTATCCACGAAGGTCAACCAGAAGGTTATGTCCTGGCGCTTGAAGAATACCGGCCAGAACAGTCGTGTACCCAGACCGAGGCCGTAGGGGTTGCCATCTTTGGCACCAAAGGAATGGACGATAAACTTGCGGGGCGGGACCGGCTCACCCGGTAGAAGGTTCTGCCAGGTCTTCAGATTGAGCTTGAAGCCCCGTGTCCCAGGAGTGAAGAGAAAGCGGCGTTGTTCCCTTGCACGGACTTCACTGGCGTAGATCTCGCTGCCGTTGGTATCCCAAAGGATTTCACCGACCGAGTAGCCCTTCAGGATGGCGTCCAGCAGATTCAGGCACATCTGATCAAAGCCGGAACACTGTGGAAGGATTTCATCATCGGGTACGTCCATGGCCAGATTGTTCAACTGGTTCTTCACCAGCTCGGCTGCCTTCTTGTCAATGCGACTATCGGAGGCGGGCTCCACATCCCATTCCCTGGCGATGATCGCCATCTTGCGCTTTTGCAGAACGGCGAAGGCATGGGTGTCGCGCTCGATCTGGTCGTAGATCTTGAGTCCCTGGCCCCCGCCACGGGTCAAAAGGGTATCGTCATTAGGAAGTAGAACTCCACCAAAGATTGGTTGGGTTATATCCTTGGCAATGGTTGCTACTTCATTTTTAAATTCAGCGTTCAAGCCCATAGTATTACCCCATTGAAATGGTTAGTAGCCCATTGAATCCCGGCGGGAAATGCCGCCGCCCAGATAATCGGTATAGCCTCCGACGGTTTTGCGAATGGTCCCGGTCGATTGGAATTCGATGGGCCCCGCAGCATTTCCGGCCGCTTCGATTGCCAGGGCCAGCGCCCAGAAACGGTCGGCGTGCCCGTTTTCAGAGCGTTCTGCAGTGAAGCGGATATTGCCGGACGGCGTGGTTTCCTTGGTAACGGCTCGTAGGTCGGCGCGGATTTCCGGCTTGTAGGGGATCCGTAGGCGTTTATCTTCCATCTTGCCGCGTACCGGGTAGGCCAAGGCCTCTTTGACTCGCTGGGTAAAGGTGACGCACTCGACGCGGTACTGTCCGAACTGACGCACTGCATCATCTCCCCAGCCGATTCCGATACCGGTATAATCCAGACAGGTGCGATTGCACAAAGCCATCCAGGGCCAGATGATCTTTTCCTGGTCGCCCTTGTTCATATTTTTCAATTCGATAATCTTGCGGGTATAGAGCGTATCGCCGAGCAGCTCCAGCACCCAGAGGACCGTGAGGTCTTTCTTGCGGCCGATATCGAGACCGGCAAATAGCTGCCCTTTGGGGGGATATTCCATCTCCCACTCTTCACCGGAACCGTATTCGCATCCGGCGATCAGGTCATATTCCAGGAAGGCGCTGGCGTCGTCGGCTGGGACACACATGTATTCCTGCTGGAACGACTCCTCATCGGCGCATCCGGAGCGAATAAAGTCGAAATAGGCAGCTTCGTCCATCGCCTGGATTTCATGATCATCCGGAAGCGATCCCTGCAACTTCCAGAGGAAGCCCTGGTCAAGTGCATCCTGGAGCGTTACCCGGTGCAGGCTGATCTTCTTGGGATTATTGTGCTCGCGGATCTCGCGAATCAGCTGGTTAAAGAAGTTGCCGCTGCCACGGTGGGTGGAGATGACTTCCATGTTGCCGCCCCAGGTGATACCGGGGTAAGCGATCGACCAGAGCTTCCGGGGATCCGGATGCAGTGCAAATTCGTCCAGGATACGGCCGCCACGCTTACCGGCTTGGGCATCCGGGTTGGATGACATGGAGTGGATCCGCCGGCCGTTGGCAAAGTGCAGCACATAGGCAGAGATCTTCTTGTCAGGATCAATAACGACTTCGCCCAGGTCCTGGGCGGCATAGTCCAGAACCTTCGCGAACATCTTGCAGTCTTCAATCACCAGTCTGGCCTGCAAATCATCACGGCTGGAGATCCATTGGTCGAAGCGGGCACCAGCCTCGGCGGTGCGCTCATCGGCCGCGTAGGCGGTCGACCAGGAGAGACCAATCTGGCGGGCCTTTTCCATCAGCTTCAAGCGTGCGCGATCGAGGATCCATTTCTCCTGGTACGGGAGAAACAGTCCGCCGGGATTGGCCGGTATGTTCTTGGCCTTGACGGTCATTAACGCCGCCTTCCCATTGATCTGATACGTGGATCTCGCAATCCTTGCTTGAGGGTAGGAACCTCCGGTTTCCATCGAAATACTGATGGAGGGCACTCAAACTTGGGAATTGGGTGAAGCTCTATTACGTTTTCACACTGTGGAAGGCCCAATTCGGCAACAAGGGATCCAATGACGTGTGCAAGCACATTATTGTCTGAGTAGCAGCTCATAGATCACCCCGCCATCATCAAGACATCGCGACGGATCCGCTGGATAGTCTCGGGCGTGACGCCTTCACTTTTGGCGGTAGCCTCCATGGTTTTGGCGGCTTCCTCCAGAGCTTGCTTCTTGATCTCAACCTCACGCTTGACGTTGATTGTGGCCGATTGCTCCAGGCGTTGCATCGTCAAAGCCAGGTTCTTCATCTGACCGATGGTGGCGGACATGGCCTCCGGATCTTCCAGATCGGCTTCCTGCATTTTAAGTGAAAGCTCGAAGGCCATGGAGCGGAGCATCTCATTGATCAGCAAACCGGTCTGGCCCTGGGGAGCCGCTCCCACATGGCTGATAAACATCTGGGCTACTTCCCGGCTCTGCTTGAGCTTGGCGCCGACCTCCTCCATGCGCACGGCATATCGGTTGACGCTGGACTTACTCAAGCGATCAGAGTGACCGGCCAGGGCCAGAAGACTATTGGCCCGGTCAGTCGCTTCCTGCTGAGTGATGCGGGGATCCTGGAGCCAGGCCTGCAGTTGGGCCTTAATCTCAGGCGGCAATATTTCGACAGTCGAGGGCTTTGGCATATCAGTGCTCGATCCAGTCGCTATTGGTGGCCTTCGGTGGACCAGGACGCTTGACGCCGGGTACGGTGACCATGCCTCCGGCAACATCTACACCACGCTCGGTAATGGTAGCCACGTAGGTCTCTCCGACCATTTCAATGCTGATCAGCCCTTGTTCCTTCAGCCAGGTCAGCTCAGTCCGGACAATGTCACGGCTGCACTTGTGACCGTACATACCCAGGGCGGCATGCAGGATGGAATCGTTGTGACTGTAGCCCAGGTCCTGAGCAAGGGCCTTCAGGATCACGAGCCGGATATCTGACTGGATGAGATGGGCAAAGCTCATTATTTCTTACCTCCCTGGTTAATCAAAAATTCATTCATCAGATCGACAGCCCGACTAAGCCCTTTAAGGCTTCCGGATACTTCGTGAACATCGCCGTGCAACTGCTCGATGCGCCTGGACAGATCTTCAATATGTCGGTGGCCTGGCAGATTGCGGATTTCTGAACCGATTCGTTCTATTTTCTTTTCTGATTCAATCAGGCGACCGGAATAGCTTTGCTCATTCTGTTTAATATCCTGTTTGTGCTGTTCACACTGCTTATCCCTCTGTGACTTGATTGTATCGACCTCGGTACGCTTAACCCGTTCGGATACCTCTTTTTCCAAAGCGGCAAAGCGCTGCGAGGTGACTTTTTCACGGTTGGACCACCACACATAAATGGCAACTGCTACGGTGCCGAACATCTGGATCAGGTCGATGGTCAACTTCCAGGCTGGATAGTTGGGGGTTGGTGTCAGCATGCAGCCTCCATTTCATAAGTTTCTTGGCAATCAATACATCTACGGCAACCGGGTACGGCGGCTCTACGCTTCTCTGGAATAACTTCATCACAGTCCAGGCACAATTCCCCGGTGTAGTTGACCGGTTCCCGCATTCGCTGGTTCAGCTTCAGGGCAAATGCTTGAAAGTCTTCATTGCACACCTGGGCCTGATCAATATCATCCACTATGCAGCACCTTTCAGCTTGAGGATTTTATAGATAACCTGGCCGGCAACCAGACCGGTGGCCTCCACAGTCACACGTCTCAATTCATCCGTTGTGCCGGAACAGCGATTGAGGGTGGCGCTGATCACCAATTGGTGCGTAGCAGCGCTCGGTACAACAATTTGAGAAGCCTGGATCTCAGCGCTGGTAGCCGGATTGTCTACCCTGTAATTCAGGCTGGCCGGAATAACCAGGCTGCCTGATTCATCCGTGAAAGTCAGGGTGAGTGAGCAACGGGTGCGTTCATTTATCTCAAGCATTGGCAGCCATCCTTAATGTTGGAGTTGCGGGCTGAATGTTCATTCTTACCGCCTGGCCTGATGTCGAGACCCTGGGTGATCTGGGGGCGATAGCAAGCATGGGGACGGCGGATCGGATCCCCATGCTTGCTGCCTTGGTTGTCATGGAGATGTACAGCCTTTTGCCGGCACTCGCTTCCATTGTGTCAAGTAAACTGGAGACCGCATATGCAGAGGTTATGAGCTGCTCCAGATAGTTGGCGATAGTTGTCATGCTGCTGCCGGCCGTGGCCAGATCAGTGACCGTGTCAACCATGGACTGGAGATCAGAGAGACTCGAAACTGCTGCGACTGTCGCTTGAAGGCTCTCAACAACAACCCGCTGATCGGACAGGCTGCTTGTGGCCGTTGCACTGGTCTGCAGGCTTTCCTGGAGCGTCAAGCCGTCTGATACACTGCTGGTCGCACTAACTGCTGTTAGCAGGCCTTCCAGCATGGCCTGGGCTTCAGCAATGCTCGTAATGGCCTGGACCTGCGCCATCAGACTTTCAACATAGTTCTGGCTGCCGGAGGCCGGAGTATAGACATCAACTGCGCTGATCGTAGCTGATGCGGTTTCAAGCAGGGTTTCCATCTGCTGCTGGACGTCAACCAATGAAGATGTCGAAGCGATCGTGTTTAAAAGCCCTTCAGCCTGGGCTTTAACATCGGTTAAAGAGGTGATTCCGGAGGCGCTGTCAGTGACGGTTTCAATCGCCTGGCGCGTATCGCTGGCGCTGATCACCGCCGCGACAGTTTCGACCAGGTTCTCCACGATCGCCCGGCCATCGCTCAGGGAAGTAATACCCTGAACACTGTCCAGGAGCGCTTCAATCCGCTGGGCGGCGTCTGATGTGCTGATGACACCGGCGACAGCATTGACCAGGGTCTCCGCCATCTGACGGGCATCGGCAAGCGAAGTGGTAGCCGTAATGCTATCCATGACGCTTTCAATCTTGACGATCAGATCGGTTACGCTGGTGGTTACACTGGCGGCACCCAGCAGTGACTCGACCATCTGCCGGGTGTCCGTGACGGAAATCCCGGCGGTGATCAGATCGGTGGCAGCCGTGATCATGGCCTGGTTGTCGGTCAGAGTGGAAATACCTGCAATGGCCTGAGTGAGTGTTTCACTGTAGGCCTGCGAGCCCTGCGCCTGGAAACGGAGCAGTATGGCAGCGGATGCCTGGCTCATTACGGAATGGTGACCTCTTCCCACATGATTCTGAACGTTGCCTTACGCGTATCAGCAGTGCTGCCGGCTTCCGGCTGCCAGATAACAAAACCTTCTCCTGGTCTGATAATCAGTTCGTAATCCGTTTCACGGGGTTCGAATTCGTTATCGGAAGGAATCCCCACTACCTGACTGGCTGTGACGGTACCGACAACACCCATGGACGGTGCCATGGAGGAGAACATCACAGCCCCGTAGGTACAGGTCAGTCCGGTAATGGCCGAGCGGATATCAAGTACGGGTGTCGGATAGTTGTTGTCAAACTTGTTAATAGTGGAAGCGGAGCCGCTGGTCGGGACAGCCGCTCCCGAAGGTGTACCGGTAAAGGCCATACGGCTGATCGCCAGACGCGGAGCGGTCGGGAAACCTGCAGCTACGGCGGTTGTCAGGTTGATCTGAATGCCAACGCGTTCGATGCGGATGATCTTGCCAGAGGCTGCCGGGTTGATGGCCCAGAAGAAACCGCCGGTATTGAGCGTGTGAGCGGTTGCTGATAAAGCGGCAATCACGCCTTCCAGGCAATAGGTGCCGAAAAATGTCTCATTCTCATATTCCTTCACGTATAACGCACCATCCGGACTGGTATTGGCCTTGACCCCGCTTGCCCCGCCGATAAGTTCTATGCTCATGATTTAACTCCATGCCCAATCAATTTTGTATTGACCGTATACCCGGCCAGCGGTTGCCCTGATGTAAATGGTGAAACCAGTCCCGACATTGATATTTCCGGCCTCTACGTCAATCTCTTCGATACGGATTTCATCAATGCTGTGATCAGCAGTGGCTTCAAGCCTGGGCCAGGCCCCCAGTTGAGATGTACCCAGGATCGAGCCTTGCCCGGTGATAACGATCTGCACTTCGTCGGTACGGTTGGCCCAGGTGCCGAAGTCGGCTATGGCGGTGCCTGACGCAGACATTACTGCAGTTTGACTGCGTAGGTGACCTGGAGCGTGTCACCTGCTGCCAGGGTGCGAGAAGTGGACAGGGCCGTGTAGCTGATCAGCTTGTTATTGGTGGCTGAGACCAGCATGGCCGAAGTGACCGGGCCGAATCCGGCACCGGAGGCAGTAAAAGTGACAGTCGATGCTGTGGCCTTGTAATCACCAACATCAAGGGCCAGGGTTGGCCAGCCCCCCGCAATGGCGGTACGGTTGATGGTCTGGCGGGCATAGCCGTTGCCGCTGGGTTCATTGGTGATCCCGGCATAGCCAGTGGTTTTGGCGAAAGTCATGGAGGAGAGTCCCAGTGCGTAACCGGTCGGGGCGGTTGCTCCCTGGAGATAGACGGCCAGCATTTCCTGCTGGCCTTCGTTGGCCAGGGCATTCTTGCGGGTTTCCGTCCACTTGATCTTGCCGGTAGCGTCGCGACATTCGAAGTGGTAGACGCCGATCCAGCTGGCACCGTCTTCGGAGGCGGTCGCCGGCCCACATGAGATACCGGCCATCAGGGCAATGGCAAAGAGAATACCGATAAAGAATCTTTTCATTGTTAAACCTCGCTTTAAAGTTATTTGAATGTGAGTTCAGGCCAGCTGGCCGACTTGGAAAGTTCCAGGGCTTTGTTCAGATCTTCCTGGGAAATATTGTCCCTAAAGGTGGCTATCAACTTGCCCCCTTCGACTACGATGTCCCTGGCGATCGGCGCGAGGATGACGGCCAACTGTGCGATCATGAGTGGGTTCAATTTGCACCTCCAGCTATGTTTGAAAGGTTGGTAGCCAGGCTCTGGACCCGCGCCAGCGCCACACCGAATGATGCTGTATCGCCATAGCCCTGGGACATGAGCAGATATGAATCAACTGCAGCGTCATAAGCAGGCTTAGCCAGGTCATAGGCTTCCTTCGCCTGGGTGCATTTGTCCGGACCAATCTTTCCGGCCTTGCACAAAGCATCCACCGCACCAGCAGAGGTTACGATTGTGCTCTTGACCGCCAGAAGCGATTTGCCAGCCAGGGCCATGGTGTTATCCTTTGCCGACACAACCGTGTCGGTGGCCGACGCCGTTGAGGTTGCAGTCGAGACTGCGGTGCCAGCACACCCCATAAACAGCAAACTGGCGCATATCAGTAAACAGGCTAAGACCAGCGACAGCCGTATGAAACCGGCGGTACCGGGCGGGATAAAATGCGGCGGTTCACTGTCAGCTTCGTCAACACTGCCAGCTTTCCATTCCAGGGGCTGGTGAGTGATTACGCGCAGGATCAGGTTGACGACCGCCAGAATCCCGGCCTGGGATTCCGGGTCGATGACAAAACCGAACTTTGTCTGCAGCAGCATGGCCAGCACGGCAATAGCGTTAAGCCAGAGGGTTTTAGATAGATACCAGGACTTCATGTTCATACGGATTCTCCTCTTACTTTCAGAATTTAAAACCGAACCAGCCTTTTTTGTAGGCGTGGATAACGGCGCAGGCACCAAAGGATGCTGCTGCAGGAATCAGGAAATCGCCCCAGCTGTGGGAATCCATCCGAGACCAATCAGTAACACCGGCAAAGGCCGGCATGCGGGAACGCTGGCCACCATACTTGCGCTCGATCAGCCGATACTCATTCTGAGCCTCTTCCCTGGCGAACATTGCTGCGGTACCGACGGCGGCACCAGCCCAGCAACTGCCAAGCGCCTCTCCTGATGTGGTCGCTGTCAAGGCGATGACCGTATGTTCCCAGGGGAATGACCCGGCGCAGCCTGACAGCAAACAGCAGATCAGCAATATGGCGATGCGTTTCATACGGTCTCCAGGTCTCAGGCCCGAGCCAACCAACCATGCAGAAAGCGGGTCTGGGTCGGGTCGTTAAGTGCCAGCTTGGTATAGAAGCGCTTGGCCTCTTCTCGGCAGTCGGCCAGCAATGCGATCGGTTCGGCTGCATTGAGCTGGGCCATGGTCTGGGGACCGATCACACCGTCAACATCCACATGCAGTGCCCGCTGGATCAGCTTGACCGCCTGACGAATGCCCATGTTGACGCCCTTATCGAAAAGCCAGTTGGCCAGATCCTGGTCCTTAATGACGTCCAGGGACGGGGTCCAGAAGTTGCGCTGGTAAAATTCGCGGATCTTACCCTGCAGATCGGCATTGCGATCGAGGCAGGCCGGGAAGTCCTTGTCCCTCTTCAGGCGGTCGATATCCGCCCAACCGGACCAGCCCCGGAAGTTCTTACGGCTGATACCCTTGTAGGTTTCACCACCGTAGTCATGCGGATCATAGGCGTAGCCGCCTTCATGTTTCATGGTTGCGGCGAACGCGGGAAGGAATGCGGCCATGGGATACCTCATGAAATGGACCGGGGCGGAGTCGGACTCCGCCTGGTGTCGGGCATGTGCCGCCGGTCAAAGATTGGTGTTTCCGTCAAGGGGATATTAAGGGGGATGGAGCGTGGATGCTATTTGAAGGGGTTCAAAAGAAAAGCCCCTCTCCATGGTAGTGGAAAGGGGCTTCGGTATCGGTTTGTCGCCTTATATCGCGACGGGATCAGAATGTCAAGATTGGAAGCATTCCTTTTTAGGCGTATGCAGAGTTCAGCTGCTGCAAGTTGCTTTCAAGCCGCGCATCAATTTGCTCCTGGAGCTCAATCCGCTTCTTTGGTTGTGATGCGACAAAAGAGAGCAGTTTGAGAAATATTGCGAGTGGAGTCCTACGTGTATATGCGTTAAAAACCTGATGGTTAAGTTCAAAATATTCGCGGGCAATTGAAACTAATTCAGGGTTCTTATGCGTTTTTAACTGCTTCAGCATTTTATCAATATCGCGGATGATAGTCTTGTTCGCTACAATTTCTGATAAGTATCTAAACAAACTTGAAAATGTATACGTTTCATCAAACACCCGAATCGAACTATTTAGCAATTTCAAAAGAACCAAATAATCGTTATCAGTTGATGAAATCTTTTTTTGCATGACCAAGATAGTTAATCTGTCGCGCAACGCAAAGAATTTAAACCTATACTCGTTGATCCTGGCTCTTTTGATAAACCTGTTGTAGATCTTTGCTCCACACCAGCAGCAACCGCACAAAAATGTAATATTTATAAATAGCATAACAGACTCATCCTCCTATTCAGTGGCTTCAATATTGAATTCACTGCTAGAATGATTGGGCAACAACTCTATTTCACCAACTTCTTGACCGTGGACCAACTGCTTACGAACAGCCACAAGCCGCCTAATTTCTTTTGTGTAATACATGTGTTGTAGGTAATTTGCCGCCAGACTTAATGACAATAAAAGCAAACCCGGTGCGATATAAAAGCGTTCAGATCCAAGGAACTTGCTGAACATCAAGATATACGAATTTATATTATC